AAGAAAGAAGAATGGGTAGAGAACTACTTTATTCAAGGTTCTGCTTATTGTGAAATGTATGAAGAACGATACGGAACATCAATCAATCAAGTTGTAATCCTCATAGTGACCGAAGATGGTGCTGTTCAATCTTTTATAAAAAACAAGAAAGATTATTTACCTTTGCTGAAACCAGCAATAGAGGAATTTAACAAAGACAATGAAACAAATATTTAAAGACATTTATGGTGTTGTATTAATAATTTTATTTTTAGGAATTGTATATGCATCCCTTAATTCACTACAAGCAGAGGAAAAAGAACCAAAATATGATATAACACAATTAACACCAGTACCTGTGCCACTATATTGTGGTGATACTTCTTTTGTATTTCAAACAGCATTTGAAGTGTTTGGTGAAACACCAATGATGGGAGCTGAAGTAAGAAATTCAGGTAATTTAAATAATCCAGTTGTAGGTATATTAACTTTTACTTATAACAAAGAATGGAACAAAGGAACTCTAATGATGACTTTACCAGGTAAATTTCAAACTTGTATATTGGGTTACGGAGTTAATTGGGAGTTTTTTCCCGAACTAAAAGAGATTCTTGATGAAGGTAATGAGAGTAAGTAGTATGGACCTGGGTGCAATACCCAGCGCCTCCACCAATCCTAGATAGACCTATAAGGGGGCGAAATAGGATCGACAGCTATTAGAAATTGTACTGGAGAGGATAGTCCAAAGACTTTAAACTATTACAACCGCAAACTTTAATGAGTATGCATTAGCAGCCTAGGCTGTTAGGGGTTTGCCTGTACCTTGCAACAGAAACAGGCACTAGTTTCCTCTTGAATGAGGAGTAAGAGCGGTGTTGGCGGAATTGGTAGACGCTACCACTAGGTTGTCGTAAGACATACAGGTTCAAGTCCTGTACACCGTACCATAGAGGGTTAATTTAGGAAGGGAATGCCCTAAAGCGTTCCCGCCCTCATAACTAAAGGAGATTATATAATGATACATTTTTGTTTTGGTAATGGTAATTCGAGAGAAGGAATAGACATTGAGCAATACAAAAAGTATGGCACAGTAGTCGGTTGTAATGCAATCTATAGAGATTATACACCTGATATACTGGTGTCTTTAGATTCAAAGATGAGCCATGAGATTTATAGAAGTGGTTATTGTTTTGAGAACACAACCTGGTTAGGAGATTGGACTTCTATACCAAGTGTTGTTGCTGAAAATATGTTATTAGAACAAAAAGGTATTATAGACTTTGAGTTTAAAGGTTGCCCAGAGTCAGTTTATCATTATGATAATGTTGAGAATACAACATACATAACAGGAAGAAAAGAAGATAAGGTCAGAAATATAGAGCCAAATATAAATGATATTGCATATGGAACAGGCAACAAATCAATCTATCTTTCATGTGAAATGGAAGCAGATGAAGTTTATATTATTGGTCATGATTTAGAACTAGACAATAACATATATGCTGGTACAAATGCTTATGCTCAGCATACTACTGATACACTTGTTCCTAAGGCATGGACACTACAACATAAGATTACATTTGATACATTTAAGTTTACAAAGTTTTACAAAGTTAGTTCAAATAATATTGAGATAGAAGAATGGAAAGAGTGTGAAAATTTAGAATATATAACACTTAAACAGCTTGACGAAAAGTTTAAAATATAGTATAATAGTATTATGAATAATTATATACAGATATATAAAAATGTTATTGAAGATGGTTACTGTGATAAACTAGTTGAAAAATTTGAGAGTAACCCTAAACAATGGGAAACACATGAGCAAGGACCAATGTCATTTGCTCAAATCAATTTGAATATGAACAAGGAATGGAATGCTGATGTGTACCAATTGTCAAAAGTTTATACATCTTATCTTGAAAAGTATAAAAAAGATTGTGCTGTTACTAAAGAGATGTGGCCAGAACTATATTCTTTTGAACAAGTTAGATTAAAACGATATCTACCTAATGATAAAGACCAATTTGGTCCTCATGTTGATTCAGTAAGTGCTGATTCAGCATTAAGATTTTTAGTATTTTTTATATATCTTGATGATAACGATAGAGGCGAAACATCTTTTCCTCAATTAGGATTAGGGTCACCTTGTAAGAAAGGTTCCTTATTAATGTTTCCACCTTTGTGGCCTTGGTTACACGCTGGTGCTAAACCAATTAACAAACCAAAGTACATGGTAGGAAGCTATCTACATTATAGGAAAACACAATGATAATAACACCAAATAAGTTTGCATTACTAATAGAAGATACAGTTAAAACTAAACGAATGAGTTACATGGATGCCATTATTTCTTATTGTGAAAAGAATGGCGTTGATCCAAGCAATACTAAAGCACTAATCAACAAGACACTAAAAGAAAAGATAGCATACGAGGCACAAGGCCTTAATATGTTAAAAGAAAAAACAGCAAAGTTACCAATCTAAGGAAAAAATATGTTTAAAAAATACTTCAAGTCATGGTTTAAGACAGCAGAAAAAGAAATATCTGTTGTAACCAAGAAAACAAAAAAAATCATAACTAAAACTGACCTAGTACATAAGACAAAAAAAGAACTAGAAGAATTAGGTAGAGGTTTAGGAGTAGAACTAGATAGACGATTAACTAAAGATAAGTTAATCAAACAAATAAGTAAATTATTATAAGGAGATATATGTTAGAAATAATTATAGCAGCATACGCCATCAGTATAGTCGGTGGTCTATTAATAAACGCCGCAGGTATTTAACAAGGAACAGATGAATGGTTTTGAAGTATATAAAATCTATTTGGCAATCAAACTCCACTTCACAAGTAAAAACCAATCTTATGACTTTCATAAGCACAACGGTAGAACAACTGCAAGATTGGAAACATTTACTAAAAGAAGGGATAGGTATTTCTTTCATAAGCTTTCTAAATCTTATAACGATAGCAGCATTGTTAATTACTTCCTTAGCAATTTTGTTTCTAATACTAATTTATGGGTTGGTGACATCATTGGTAAAACTGGTGACGACCATTACAAACAATGGTCAAAGAAAATAGAGGCATTGCATTATTACTATGAACAAGACATTGATTATATATTGGAAAGAAAGATATCCTTTGATGATATCTTTACATCAAAAGATGGTCAACACCCACCGATATTAAAGATGTTTCTGTCAAAAAGAATTAATTTTGAAACTGTTATAATATTAGATGATATATTATCTTTTTCAAAACGACTAAATAAAAATATAAAAGAAACTGTATTGTGGCCTAAACTATACGATAGAATGATAAGATATAAACCATTTCTTATATACAATGTTACAAAATATAAAAAGACATTAAAACTAAAACTGAAGGAGATATAATGGCAGAAGGACAGAAAGAAAAGGTAGTTGATTCTACAAAGAACAAAGTAACAATGTTACCAATTACTCTAGGTAGTTTAATTTTAAAATTTGAATTACCCCTTACGACTATTGATGCAATTAATAAATCGTATGATGAAAATTTAAGAAATTTAAGACCACATAATAAACAACTTGCTGGAAAAATTAAAGAAGAAAATCAAGTTACTGATTTGCTAACGGAAGAAATGAAACAAACATTTCTTGCTTGTTTTGGGCAATACCTTAAACAGATTCAGAAACCTTTTTGGGGAGTTAGTCTAGCAAAGGCATGGATAAATGAAATGAGGTCAGGTGAATATAATCCTTTTCACTATCATGTAAGTGAACTAACTGATTTGGGATTATCTTCTGTAATAGTATTAAAAAGACCTAAGACCTATGGTACAGAGATTGTTAATCCAGATGACCACACAAACGGATTTTTAGAATTTGTTGGGGGTAATCAAGACCCACTTGGCTTATCACAATATAGAGTAGATGCTCAAGTAGGAGATTTTTTCATATTTCCATATACCATGTTGCATGGTGTTTATCCGTTTAGAGAAACAGATGAAGTAAGAAGAACATTATCTTACAACTGTGATTTATTAAAACCAAAGATAATTGATTATGTATATCCTGATGGTCAAGCATCAAAAGATAAATTAAAAAAAGAGGAGAAACAATGAACATAGAAGCATTAAGAGAACAATTAAAAACTGATGAAGGTGTAAAATACGAGATATATAAAGACCATCTTGGTTACCCTACATTTGGCATTGGACATTTAATTACAGAAGGTGACCCAGAGCATGGTGAGCCTGATGGAACAGAGATAAGCGAAGATAGAGTAAACGAAGTATTTGAATCAGATGTTTCTAAATTTGTAGATGAAGCAAAAATATTATTTCCTGATTTAGATGACCTACCTGAGATTGCTCAACAAGTAATAGTGAACATGGCATTTAACATGGGACGACCACGCTTATCTAAATTCAAGAATTTTATTGCTGGTGTAAATGACCGTGATTGGGTTAGAGCAGCAGAAGAAATGATGGACTCTAGATGGGCAGACCAAGTGGGTGCGAGAGCAACACGATTAAGAAACCTAATATTAACATTGGCATAATTATGGATGAAGCAGGAAAATACACAGCACAACATACCGTGATGGAATCAGGTATAGAGATAAGAGAACTCAAACATTTATTGAAAGTATCAGAAGATAAGGTAGAAAAACTACAAGCAGAGATAGAAACATTAAGAGGTATAGTTAGAAATATTGATATTGAGGATCTTTCAATTGATTCAATGCCAGTTATAGATGAGAGAACTTCAGAAGGAGAAGGTCTTACATTGAATTTTGATGATGACTTCGGAATACAATTTTCAGACAAATCTCAACTAGATACCGATGATGAAGAACCGAATAAAGAAACATATTAGAGTGCTTGACAAAGCTTCTCAAATATGTTATAATAAGATATATGCAAAAGAAAACTAATTATTTTCTTTTTATAGTGCAAGGAAGAGGGTTTCACCAGAGGCTCGAACTTGATTGCTTAGGGGTTGTACCCAGGCATAACTTGGAAAACAAGGGGTGTCAAATTGCCGACAGGCAGAAGTAAGTGGCGTGGTATATAGATGGAATCTTGTCGAAGCGCTTGGGAGTAATTCCATAGTCTCCCCTATGTTCGCATATAAATAATAATGTCGAATAATACAGACACATACAAATATAATTATACAAAGGATATAAAAATATGAATACAAGTATAGCAGCGTTAAAACGCTCAAAGTCAAATCTAGATACTCTAGTCAGCGAACTATCAAAAGTTGCTGAACCTCAAAAACAAAAAAACTCATATGCTGATGATAGATTCTGGAAACCAGAACTAGATAAATCAGGTAATGGTTATGCTGTTTTTCGTTTTTTACCAGCAGTTAAAGATGAAGATTTACCATGGGCACGATTATGGTC